ATTTATTGTTTCCAAAGATTACAGACAGGTAAGCGTCTGGCGCTCCTGCCAACCTACAATACAATTGTATCTGTGGCATATAATATTGGATAACTTTTTCCATAGTGTTGTATGAATTAGTATGCTTTGCTTCGACAACAGCATCACCAAACATCGCATCTATTGTACCCTTCACAGGGACAGAACCAATGGTATCTTCATACTCGCGCTGATGATCCGACAGCACACAGTCATACTCTGTCTCGAACCAGTCAAGGTTAAAGCTTTCAGTGTGTATGCCCATCTGGACAGCTAAATTTTTTGACAGATCAGGGGAATCTATCTTCCCTGTTTTGATTTGCCATAGCTCAAGCCAATCACCCTGCATAATTTTTACGCAGTCAGACCCGCCTATAAAGCCAGTTCGTTTCATGATTTTCTCCTTCTGGTACAGTAGTTAGACTACTGCATATATGCAGACTACGCAAGATATTTCTTAAAGTCAGCTTCTGTTAAGTTTGTAAATTCTAGCAGCCTTTCTTTCTGCTTACCTTTGAGATAGCTCTCGCCAATTGGCTCTCCGTTTTTGATGCGTCGAGCCATTACCTCGTACTCGTCGAGAACATAATTTGTACGCTTGTATTCTTTAGCGTAGTGAGGTGAGCTTGTTGCCTTGCTAACGTGTGCATCCCACACATTGCCTTCGACATACTTGCCAATGCTAGTTGGTTTCTTCATACTTCAATGCCTTTGTTCTAAAGAACCCTGCATATTCTGGATTCATTGCCATGAACAATCGTGAATAATAGGCGATGTAATTATTACTAATTTTAAAATCTTCGCCTGTTGTTTCGATCATGGTTTCCCATCTAATTCTATTTACAATTAGCCAAGCACTTAATCGGTTATGCCCTCGGTTAATTGCTTGCATGGTAAACTTTTCAAAGAGTTCATAGACGTGTGGGTTATCTTTATGCCAAGCCCACCACTTTAGTTTATCTGGGTTCTCCTTCATTAATCTTCTCCATTAGCTGTTGAAATTCATCGCCACTCATAATGACTAGCGTTTGCGGACTGCCTGTCCGTCTTTTATAGAAGGCAATGTCTCGCCTATCTAATACTGAGAAGGGGCTAGGGAAGTTGGACTTGTCCCTATACTTGACCTCTCCTACCATTTCTCGTCCGAAGACTTCGAGCTTGATGTCGCCGCTATACTCTCCTCCCAAACTGCCTGAGAGGGGTTGCCTCTTCGCTTTGATCGGCGCTTTGATTTCGTTGAGCCAGTTGACGAACCACTTTTCGTGGTAAGTTCCTTTGTTCTTGTTACGGTTTGCCATCTGTCTTCCTCATAACAATTAAGGCAGACATACCAATGCTTTTGATAAGTGGCTGCGCTATTGTTTTTGCATATAGCAACGAACCAATTCGTTACTGTTTCACAAGCAATGCAAGTTATTGCATTACCTCTTTTGGACTTTGATGTCATATTCTAATGCGTCTAACCAACACATCAGCATAAAACCAGAAGGGATTCTCTTGTGAGATTCCCATTTGTGGATCAGTGATGACGTACACCCGATGCTATGGGCTAGCGACTCTTGGCTTAAACCTCGCTCGAACCGAGCTTCGATTAACATCTTGATTAGCTTCTCGTAATCTTTGGGTATACTCACGGGCTTGTTGAATCGAGTGAAGCTCTTCGATGGCATTGAACACCTTTGCGGCTGTTTCGTACCTTAACTCTGTCGCTCCATTTACTGTCCGATAGTATGTCGATGTGGGGATTTGCGCCCTTTGGAAAGCTTTGCTCAACGGAATCTTATACTCCGTTGAACAATCTGTTATGGTTTGCAAGTACGATTTCATACCGCACTTACTGCATAGACGCAGCTAGAAGTCAACCTCAAGTTCTTTTAGTTGGAGCTTATAGCCTTGTATGTCTATGCCAATGTGAGCAAGGTCTGATGATACCCAACTGGGTCTAACACCAGAGCCATACTCCTCAAGCAGCGCATTGTATTCATTCTTCTTGCGCTGAATTGCTTTTTCGATTTCAGTCTTTGTCACTGATCTCTCCTTCCCTCATCCAAGGTGGCACTGCGCTTGGATTATTTTTAATCCACTCTATGCGCAAAGCGTTCTTAGTTTCTAACAGTTCAGCGATATAATCTGATGCTGTATCTTTTGAGATAGGCAAAGAAAACTCTGGTAGTTGAACAACTGAATGAGGATTTAGAAACGTACACTCATAAAGCAACTGCCCCATACGGTAGTATTGCTTTGCTGTTGCTGCATCTGGATCATGGATGCACTCGCTGCGAACGATACCAATCATTCTATTCTCCTTTCAAGATTTTAAGTTGCAGGATGATTCGTCCCATCCATCCATTGCATAAGCAGCCTTCATTACCTTTGCATTTTTAAGGGTGCTGTAAGTTTTAAACTTATTCCATGACAGCAATATCAATCTGTGCTTATGCACTGTTGTCATTTTCTTAAGCCTATGAGCATCTTTGATTAACAGGTTCCTTACATAAATGATGGGATCATCTTCATAGTTTATCTGTCCATCCTTCCAAGTCTTGATAAAGGAGTTGGCTGTTTCTCCAAAGCCAGTCTGAGTTGCGATGTAATGTATAGCTCCAAGAACTTTGTCACATCTAGTAAATGTGTTTCGAGCATAGTCAGCGCTCTCTACTATTGATGGATTAGATTGGAAGACATCATCTAACTGAGAAGATGTAAGCCCTGAGTTTTTGGGAGTGTTTAAAGCTATCAAAGCTACATGAGTAATCGTTGCTGCAAGAATCCCATGGTTTGTATAGCCTCGAACTTTAAGCCTGTCTGCATAGACTCTTTTTCTACCGCTATCTATTGTAACCATAGCCCTTTCTTCCAAGTCTTTTACTAAGATAGTCCAGAAAGGTTTGCCTGTTTCAAGACATGCTGTTAGTCGTTGCTGTCCATCAAGCAGTATATTTGTATTAGAAACACAGATTGTATTGCCATTAAAATCAAAGGAGTTGTTAGCCATATCCCTTGAATATTGTGCAACTAATTTTCTGTTGATCCTTCTGTTCTTTGTATTGATCTTTAATAATTCTGCTGCATGATCTGGTGTTATTAAAGTTATCTCAGCAGATGAGTTTGGTTTTACATACTGGTTCATGATCTACTCCTTTTCAGTATGGGATTTCGTCATCAATAATTGGTGGCAGATTTTGTTGCTCCCAATTAGCGATGGCTCTTGCGAGAAACTTCTTACGATTAAACTTGTCGTTTAGTTTCTCAAGATCATCAGCAATCTTTTCGATTACGATTGGCGATGATACAAGCGGCGCAAAGTTGTCCGCTATGTATTCAAAGTGTTGGCGTGTAACTCTCATGTTACCATTCTCCTCCTTGTAAAAAGAATTCAAAATCTCTGAACATGTTGGACTGTTCTTCCATGTAGGATTGAGCTTTCTCCATTGCTGTTTTTGCGCCCAATTCAGTAATGCTAAAGCCTTTGTCCATTCCAAACTCTTTTTGGAAAGGTGCTTTTGACATCACCATAACCCATTGCTGTTTCATGCTAGCTCCTTCCATGTGTTAGAGCGCATTGCACTGGTGATGATTGCCTCACGGTTATGACGCGCTGTATGAGGGCTGCGCATATCCTGAGTGTGTGTCGCCCAATGCGTTAGGGTATTATATAAAGCCCACTTGTTCGGGCCGAGATGTGATCGCTCGTCGCCCCATAGACCGAGCAGGTTTTCTAGTTGGCGCTCGTTGGTCTTGGTGATGTTAGCTTGGCGAGTGTGCATTTTGCAGAGGTGCTTTTTAAAGAAGCTTTCTGCTTGGTCATTGCTGACCTTCACGCCCATGTAAGATTGCCATATGTCCTTTTGTTCTTTGAAGGCAGACATACCATTAGCAATCTTGATAGCCGATCCCTCTACGTTGATGGATCGTGTGTGTTTGTATTTAGAATAAGCTGAGATGTCAGCAGTGGTGCAACCGTTCTTACACCATAACCGATTGCCTTGACTCCATTGAGCAAACGACCAACTACCATCAAGACTGTTAGTTGCTAGCGCTTCGTATCGCACATAGTCTCCGACCTCTGGCTCGATAGTTACATCAGGCCATATGATCCTAGCTCTTAGCTTGCGACCACCTTCATAGACTTCGATCTTAGTCTTGAAGTCTGAACTAATGTTAGCTGCTTTGGCTGCATCAAGTATAGATTCAACAGCTAGGTCATGGCTAACAGGTTTGTATTTACTGCCGTGAACGCCCATCACTTCATCAGTGTCAGTGCGGATCACCTGTACCGAATTGGGTACAGGCTCACCAGTCACAGCGTTAGGCGTTGGCATCATCTTGATTGGGAAGTTCCAATCGTTGATAGGTTTCATGAATGTCATTTTGTTTCTCCTTTTCATGACGATAGGGACTGCCAGTATGCAGTGTTAATAATTAATAATCTATTGTTACGTTACGTCACTTTGCCTCCTTATATAAATAGCCGGACACTTTACTTGTGGTTGTATACTAATTACTCGGACGCTTTTAGTCTCGACATATAAGTCCGTGTT